GGATGCACCATCAGCATTACTAAATTACCGCTGGATATGCCTCGCCATCTCAGTCTCTCTCCCTGAGATTGCAAGGCCGTGATTAAATACTGCGAAGGCATACACTGCATCGCCGCAGTCGCTGGAGCGGCAACCAGTAAAGTCGCCACGAATACCGCAGCACGAAACATCTCTAGCCATCAGGCGAGGTCGGCCAGACGACCGCAGCAGGATTATTGAAGTCTTGTGGCACGTCTCGAAGCCCTTGTCGGTATGCGGATTGGGAATCGGTTATCGTGCGGTCAGACATCGCCATCCAATCGCTATCGTGGAGCAAGGCGTTGCGTTCTGCTCGGATTTCAGACCAGCTTTTCTCCGGTGCTACATAAGGGTCGATCTCTACACCAGATGCGACAATATCAGCGTAGTCAGTGTTGTCAGGATCGGTTGGAATTGACCTATTTTTGTCTTGGATAATCGTGTGCTCTTTATTGGAATAATTCATTTCTCACCTCTCCTAAAGCTCTGCGCTAATCTCAAAATAATCTCCGTCTGCAACAAACTCCCAAACTCCAACTTGACCCAGCGTAAAGGGTGTTCCAGAGACTCCTTCGGCTATCCCTATCGCGAAAGTGCCGGGATCTCCGCCGCCAGCCCCCGGTCCAGTGCCCGCTACTACTGTGAGACCGCCGTGCCGAAACTGCGTGATGGTCGTGTCTTTTCGAGTGAATGTTGGGGCCGCTCTCATCTCGACCGGGTGTTGCAGCACGATTCTGCCTGCAGCAGTGCCGTAGTAGTATGCTAATCCGATTTGATCGCCTGCGCCGCCACCGCCACCGGTTCGTCGATAATAATATCGCTGGCACAAGGCAAAGGTCGTGCCGTAGTCTGGTTCGATATAGGCAGTGGCAACGGAACCCGGCTCGCACTTTATATCCGTGAACCCGATATATTCGCCTGTCGCCGCCGCCCAATTGTGACTGTTTGACGTCACCCAATCTGACCCAAAAGTTTCCCACGATCCGTCTGCGGCTTGCCTTCCCGATCCACCGACTAGTCCAAATCCAATGACCAAACCTTTTGCCGTACTTTCAGTGAAGCTGGCTGTGGCGTCGGCGGGGACGGTGACACTAAACGATTGCCATGTCGCGTCAGCGGTGATGCTTATGTCCTCCACGTACTGGCGCTGCGTTCCGGTCTGCGTACTAACGACGAGGGGCAATTTTAGCGGAAACGACGACGACGAGTGCGCGATCAGTTGGCCTGATATTGTGAAAGCAGCCACCTTGCCGTTGCTGGCATCAACGAGAGGAGTGCAGTTGAAACTCTCGATTCCCTGTTTGACCGCTTGATATTCCGAAGACCCCGGCGAGGCATCGGCTGTCTGGTTCAAAAGTTTGAGCCAGCGGTCTGCTCCGACTGGTCCGCCGGAGGTTTCAATGCTCGCATCCCAACGGGCACTCGGACTGCCGCCGCCCTCGACTTGCCATCGATCACTGATATAAAAGTCGGAAGCGCCGAGACCCGTCCGGGTATCGGCAGAGCGTTGGTCGATGACATGGGCACCATTGATTATGACGCTATCCCCGGTGATCGAGCTAGCAAGAGCCTCTGACGCTAGCTGACTCGTGACCTGAAAGGACGTCCCGTCGTATACGGCAGCGACGATTTGGCTGGCTTCGATATCGCCTGAAGCAATGTCCTGATCGTTCTTTTTCTTTAGAACCTTGGTGCCAAGCGTGTTGACGTTTAGCGTTGATGCCGTAGTCGAAGCATTCGCCGCCTTGAACGTAATCGCCTGACCGGCGGCGTAGGCCGTTATGGCCGGACTCAAGGCTATGACGTAGGCATTAGCCGTGCCGGTGTCCGTAGCCTGGAAAGCTGGAGCATTGCTCTGGATCTGATTAACCGTGGCCGCATCGGTCTTGGCCGTGCCGTCTGCGACCAGCGTTATGCGGTTGCTGCCAATATCGAGATTGCCGGTCGCGGCGTTAGAGCCGCTCTTCTCCAGCGTGGCGTTGATGCCGTCGGCCAGATCCTGATCGTGGGTATCGTGGCGCGTTGCGAGGATCTTTGTCCCAGCATCGCGGTCTTGCACCCACAGGGTTGATCCCGTGTGAACGCCGTTGGTCCGTGTGAAACTTCCCGCACTCCAGGGCATTATTCAGTCCTCTCCTCGTCGGTTGCGCTACGCAATCCAGCCGCTAAAAGAAAAGCGTTTATTTGCCGTTGCAGGGCTTCCTCTGCGCGAACCCCCACCGGCATTTCTAATAATTTTGCCATAAACTTCGGGTTGAACATCGCCTCAACCATTACGGACTTCACTCTAAAACGAGGAACCTTGATTAGCCGCCTTTGCGCCTCTTTCGAGCCAGCGTGAGCCACCACAAGCCCAGCCCCGCTTGCTTGGGAAAGCCCACTCATTCCGCCAACATTCGCACCCAAAATTCGCGTGAGCAACTCAAACATGGCGTCTTCAGTTTCCAAAACGTCACTCAACGCGCCGGGGGTCTTAACCGCGTTTTCAAAGTTATCTAATTTAGCCAGTAAAACATCAAAATTTTCGTTCTGTTGCGGCGTAATTAGCCTTTCCCGCACTAATGTTTCTCGCAAAGTCGGTATCGGCGCGCCTTCTGGAAGCGCGCTCGACGGCATCGCTGGGGCATTCAAAACTTCATTAAGCGCTCGGGAAGATAACATTTTCCCAGAAGTTGAAGCGTCTAGTATCTTTTGAAACAAAGAATACCGCAATCCGTCAAGAGCCTTTCCGCTTCGGTCCCGTCGCGCTATCTTAATCAAACGGTGAAATTCTTCGACCTTGTTAGGCGCAACCAGCGCCCTCTCTATCAATTTATCAATATCTCCCTTGGCAACCTTGGACGTAAAACTTTTGATTTCGGCAAAGCTCTTGGTAGCTTTCGCTGCTTTTTGCACATTTTGCGCTATGGTCGCCGCCGCCGCTGTGTCAGCAAATTGCGCCTCTATCCCCAATTCTTTTATGACGTTATCGTTTCTCTTAATGAAATTAGTCAAAGCAGTTGGGTTAATGCCTTCATCGGCATATCCCGCCGTTTCCGCCGCCAATCGACGTAGGAAATCTTCTTGCAACTGGCGCATTTCTTGACCGCCCGGTGCCCCTAGTGGCGGCTCTGGGAAGCCAGCCGCTTCTCGTAACTGACGATAGCTCACCGCTCCCTTCTCGCGCGGCGACAGCGCGATTCTTAAAGTTTCCGAAGGGTCAATGCCCCCCGCTGCGGTACGGCGCAGTATTTTTCGAGGCATCCCCTGCTTAAATACGTTGTTCAGATTTCTAGAAAAATCTATCGCAGAAGTCGCAGCGTTTGAATCCATAACAACCAAATCATCAGTTATGCCATCAATGACGTTATTTAGCCGTCGAGCATAATCATCTGGCATATCTCCCTCGCGTTGAGCCCGGCGAATCCGACTCCGCAAACGCAACAACTCGCCAGATGTTATGGGCTTTTTGGGATTCTTTTGTTTGGAGCGTTTTAATATGCTTTTTATTGATTTATGAGTAATGGAATCAAGAACCTCTCCCGGCAATAAATCATCGGTTTGAACTTGGTAAGCATCGAGCGTGTTGTTCGCCCTTATGGTCTTAGTTCTGTTAATTGCCTCCCATAACTCATCTTCCGTGTCCCTGGCTGCTTTTTTGGCTCGCTCTAAAATATCTCTGGCCGCCCTGCTTAGTTCTGCGGCATCTGATCTTGAGGTCGTTTTATCCGCCGCTGCCGCCAACAACTCATCCGCTCTAGCAACTCGTCTATTTAATGATTCGTTCAAAAAGTTTATACGCTGCTGCGCGGCTTCCTTGATTGCTTGTGGATCTCCTTGTGCAACGATTTCATCGAACGCCTTCCTATTTGCCTCTAACGATTGCTCAAGTTGTCCCTCGTACCGGGTTTTTGAAGCTCTGTCTATTTCGATTAGATGCTTTTCTAAACTTGACAGATAGGGGCTCCCGGTTATTTGCGCGGATGTGAGTGGCCCTTCTGCTTGGCGTAATTGGCGAGCGAGCCCCTCCACATCTTCTCCAAGCATACGCGATTGGATTTCTCTCGCAGCCCTGCGATCCGCGCCGCCGGGAAGGTACGGCTCCGCTGCTCTTACGCCACTTTTTATGACCCCAGGAAGCATCCGAGCAGCAACTACTGAAGGTAGAAAGGGCGGAGCCATTTCGCCAATCGTTCTCGCCGTAGGGTCGCCGGGGAAAAATTGCTGGGCAGCGCCCGACCCACCAGCCGACAAAGCAGTGACTAATCCTTCTTGGGCAGCAGTGCGTCCAGGTTTCTGTGCAGCCGCCTCGACAAGGGGCGCAAAAATTCCCTTAGCAGTCTGTCCCGGCGCAAGTCTCAACGCTCTAAGGGGCGGCAGGGCCGCAATGGGAGCGCTCATACCAACGACCTCACCCCCTTGGGCGAAAGGCCGCTGCGGGAATGGCAAATCTTGTATATTTTGATAGCCCATTCCTAGCTGCGTAAGTCCCTTACGCAACTGAGCGGAGCCGCCTACTGGATCTTGGGTAAAAGGCACCGCCTTAGACTCCGGCCTTTTATACTTTGGAGTCATTTCCCCTGGAGGAGTCCCGCGATGATGCTCGCGGAGTCTAATAAATTGATTTAAAGCACTTTTCCCCAGTTCATAAGGCTCAATAGAGTCCATAATAACGGGAAGCTGGTTAAATAAATCTACGATACTGCTCGTAAAATTAGCCAGACCTACATTGACGCCCTTACCCACTGCGCCAGCAGCCTCTGTCGGCGTTACTGTTTGCGCCCGTTCTGCTTGGATTATTTCTTCCGATACAGTGGCCACTTCTTCATCAGATAGATCAGCAGGCAATTCATACCTACCGTATCCCTGGATTTCTATGACTTGGGTATCAGCCATTACTCACCGACCGGGGCTCGGGGGCCGGTAGAAGGGTTAAGTTTTTTTACGACTATGCCACTAGGCAATTTAAAAGAACCTCCTGTACCTACCGTGGTCTTGTTCCGACTGTCCCATGCCCGATCCATTCCT